TATGGGTAGCCGCCGTTGCGCGGTTGTGAGCATCAGTGGCATCAACGGCTGCTTGATGATCCATAAAACCTTTGGCGGCACCAAGAACAGCAAGGGCTGAAGCTGGATCACACATCGTGTTTCCTAACAATAACAAATTCCATGAAATCCTCTCCTTTTAATCCAAGAGGTTTCTTGGAGATAAATGAGGCCCCACACCATTTTAACCATTTGATATGTAGAGCGTTTCTTGCATCTACAACATTCCATAAAACTGAAACATTAGAGATGTCATATAATTGATTGATTACGGTACGACAGTGGCGAAGAAACGTTAACCCGTGATTCTCAAGTTCAACGGTAGCTAACATCCAGATAACGGCTATGTTATCGCCATCCTCCCAATGAGCACCAAATATGCCGACAGGCAATCCTCCAGCGGTCTGTAAGACACGGACATACCTACCTTCAGAGACTCCAAGGAGAAGAGCTTCTTTAGGTGTATTACCACTAAGCGCGGCGATCTCAGTCTTGTCCGAAGGACGCATGGTGTCAGCCAGCAACTTTACATCACTGGGGATCACCTGTCGTACATATTGCATTACAACCTCACAGTCTTGGCATGGTACATGGCTTCCCATTCAATCGAAGAAAAGTTAGATGGAAATGGGGAGTCATTAGTTACCTTGACAGTTATCCGGTCATTTTGTCCGGGTATCGCAAAGCGAAATTCACCGTCTTCAGTTGCCACAGAACCAAGAAGGTTGTTGTTGGAACCAAATTTACGCCCAGTAAATGCTTGGGTGTATGTGGTTCCATTGGTGTCAGTAAACGTTACATCGAAGTAAGAGGTTGACTGAAATAGGAACGATAGATACCGCATCTGAAGCCGCCCATCTTGAACAGCTTTATCGTTTTGCCTGAGATAAATAGGATTCAAGGTATACTCAAAGGTGTACGGAACTCCTATGTAATATTTCTCACTTGTCAGATCACCAGTGAACGTTGCGGTAGTACCGGAGGTAGATGCTGGTTCATAAATAACTCCAGCTTCCCCTGCCCCACCAGGTGCGGTAACCATTTGAACGGTTTCACCTGATTGTAACTCATAGGGAAGTGTTACAACAGTATTTGAACCAGATAACGCTGGTGTAGCAACAGTTTCTATAGCTCTACGATCTAGATGAACACCAATATCATCAAATGCAGCGATATACATTTCTTGAAAATCAATGACCTCAAGGAATACCCCATCAGTTTTTGCTAACAGAATATATAATTGGTTCTCTTGAAATTCCCCTGAGATTAACGTTGTATCAGAGGAGAATGTCCAAGTGTTCCATGAGGACATAACTTTTCCATCATTACCCCAATGATATTTATAGAGGTAGATGTTATTAACCGCTCCCGAAGTAAACACCGCAACAGCATTTTCAGTAGTTGATGCCGTCATTTTAGTGACACCTGATGGCATATACTTTGGAACCTGAATGGTTACATCAGCGGAATCACCTTGGTTTGTATCTTGAGCGATAAAATATTCACGCATAGCCGCATAGGAATACCCAGTGGCATCATCAATAAACATAACATTGGAACCAACTAGTATCGGCTTACAAGTTGTTGAAGTATTAAACTGAGAGGTTACTACAAGTTGAACATCAGCAGGGGAAAGGAGTTCTTGATCTGTTAACTTGAACTGAGCTTTGTCGGAAAAGAGAAGAATATTCTGATTGAATGGAACCCCGTGATACATATTAGATACACGAGTATTTGTAGAAGCTACATCAATCGGATCACTATCTAAAAGTTGAACTAGGGTTGTCCGGTAAAAGTTCTCAAACTCCCCGACTTCTGACATCACAATATTTTCGTCTGTCAGAAAGACCATCCGGTTCTTATAAACAAATAAATCTTGAATGGAATTCCCAACAAAGGAAGGACTTGGATTAGAGACATCATCTCCTGATAAGCGGTCTTTCCATGTGTGCTGTTTAAACGTCCACGTTCCATCTTTGTTATCCACTAATACATGAGGCATTGTGGATACGTCGAAGGTTTCTCCTTTATTATAAGCGTAGGTTTCTACCCAGAGTTCGTCATCACGAAATACGTAATAGTCATCCCCTGCCTCTTCCATATCACCTTGGACACGAATTAGACGGCCTTGGGAATCATAGGGGGGTAGATCACCAAATTTATTTACGGAGTCTTTAATAGCTTTCGTACCACGATCTCCATAACCATCCTTTGCGCGAACTTCATCACTGGCACTTAATGCTGTAAATGTAATAGAGGAGGAAACCGTTCCGGTAGTATATCCAGCGGAATTTAAAGTGCCTGATAGATTATCGGCAATCTGATCCGTACCTTCCACAGAGGAATTATTAGTGGTCATGTTCGCTTTAAGAACATTATTCACATAGACAGAGTAATTCTTATTTCCAACCGCCTGTTTAATGTAAACGGTAGCTGCTGTATCAGGATCAATACGTGTACCTGTTTCTGCAACGGACGATACAGCGGTGGTCTTTGTGGTATTTAAAAGGAATACCGTATCCGCAATAACTAGTAATCGAAATTGAGTAGAGGGGGAGGTTGCGCTTAGATATCCTTTACCATCAGGGAACGATACCGTTTCTTCAGTGCCAGTATCAGTAAAGACCTTGAGATCACCATTGGTGACCGTAACGATATTTGTGCCATAACCAATCCGATTAAATACTTCAACGTGCATCGAACCGGGGTTACTGGTGTATATCTTTTTAATGTGTTTTGAAGGAGGACGTTTTTGTAACCCTTCAACCACAGATGGTACGGCATTTTTTAAATCTTGCGCTGAGTTGGAAGTTCTAAGTGCAGGGGCTTGTTGTGAAATACCCCCGATAAGATTGGGAATCGAGTCACTAACTAGAGGCATTAATCCCTCCAGTAATCCATGCGTTTACGCTCAAGTATACGCCTCATGCTTTGGGAAGCGAGGCCCACATTTCTTCGAGCACTTGCATTTTCTTCTTGGCGTAGGACGGCAAAAGCACGAGCTTCGTCATGCCTATTTTGTTGGGAGATTGTGTTAACCCCTAACTTACGCTCTTGGAATAACCGTGCGGCAATCAATGTGATGTAACGTCTGGCCGTTTCAGGAAGGACTGTAAAAGCTAATTCTTGAACAGATTCAACTTCAACCCCCTCATCAAACTCAGTCGTATTTTTGAAGGGTTCACGGTTGTACATTTTACCATCACGGTAAATATAAGCGTAGCGAGAATATTGATTTATGGGTCTAGCACGGAGAGTGTTGCCCGGAAGGATAAGCTCTTTGTTGGAATCTGGGGTTAACTCTAGAAGTTCAGTGTTCCAAAACCAGCCTCTTGATTGAACGTCACGAGATGATTCATTTAGCACGGTCTGTGCCGTAGAAGCATCCAAGCCTACCCCTGATGATAACGAGTTTACTGGAGCTTCACCGATATTCGTCAACATGACGTTCACAGCTTCTAACTCTGTGGTCGGTGCATAAGAGGTAGCCATATTTTAATCCTCATTAGAAAGAGAAAAAGGGGAAGCCCTAAAAAGAGCCTCCCCTCCCAATTCAACTGAATTGTGCTACACGTTATTAGCTGGTTGCGGCATCAATACCGTAGATGCACTCCGGGCGAAGAACCCCGTGACCTATAGCCATACGAGAAAGCATCAAGGTGCCTTGGCGTTCAATCTGGTACTCGCTTTCCGAAGCGATATCCATTAAGTGAACGGACCCTAGCCCTTGTTTCTGCATAACCATTGCTACGTATGTACGAGCGTCATGGTCATAATCAGTTGTGGCTGATCCAGCTTGAGAACCACTTAATGTAGCCGTTCCATGCTGTAACGCCATGTTGTTTGTGGGAACAACTTCAAAGCCAGCAACTTTCATTAAGTTGCCATCAGCTTTAGAACCATTACCTTCCCCACCGAAATCACGATCCAAGAATGATCCATCTTGAATTAAATCCCAATAGACCGTAGGTGTCACAAAGACAGTGCGATCTTCGTCAGGAATACTACCAGCATCAAAGGCGGCAGCGGCGGTGTAGATAGCGTCAATAATCTGCGTGATAGTTGGAGTAGCGGTTCCAATAGCAACACGAGTTGCGGAACCTTGCTCCGTAACCGCACCAGCGGTTCCAGCGGCAATAGCCTTAAACGCCATACCAAACAGGTTAGTGTCGTATACCTGTGCTAAAGCATCACCCATCTGACGAGTGTATTCACCACGAACTTCGTAGTGATTCTTAGCCTCTTCGTAATTACTGAGAAATACGTCAGTTACTAAGAGGTCATCAATGGTAATTACTTTTTCACCTTGGTTTACGGCTTGACCTAAAATGACTTGACCTGGTTGGTGGTAGCCAGCGTTTACGCGGCCTATGGCAGGGAACTGTGCGCTGGACCCTGACGAAATGTTACGAATACGGTGACGTTCCTTCATCACCGTCTTCTTGTTGAACGTTGCCATGACTTCGCCGCTCCAAACCTTTAAGAAAAGGTTATTGGAATCCTTCGGACCAGCCGAAGTTGCAGCGTTAGTCGCAGAAAACGATCTAGCTGAATAACTCATTAGTTTATCCTTTATGAGTGTTTTGATGAGCAAACATCAACGGACTCACAAATTGTCTCTTTAGGTTGTCCTCGCAAGGGCCTATTTAACGCTTGTGTCTGTTTATTCGTTTGCGATAGAAAGCGGTGAATGATCGGTTCACCGGAGGTGTTCCTAAAGAGGAACCACCCTGACACTCAAGGAAATTAAGCCCCCTCCCCGTAATACGTTTTAAGGGAAGGGGCAATGTTGTTTAGGAATTACGTGATCGGTTTCGTTTTTTAGATTGAATTCTAAGATTAGTGAAACTGTTATTCGTTGGGTTACGATCACGGTGGTCAACGTCTTTACCTTTAATCGTTAACTCACCATACCTTTTAGCCACTGCGCGACGAGCACGTTTACGTGCGGCATTACGCACTCGTTGCTTCGGTTGCTTATGGTAATTATCGTATTCTTTTCGGTAGTTTCGCTTAGATGCTATAGTCACGGGTTCACCCTCGTTGCTCGTAGAATATATGTTCGCCTATTTTTAGACAGGGCTGAAAGTGAGCAGCCCATGAAGGGTTCACCGTAGTTGTGTGATAATGAGTAGCATTTTCTAAACCTAGTAAGACTAAGTTTGTCTCTAGCACTAATCGCGCTAAAGATTGGGCTATAGTCCATGCCACTAGGTCGGTAGGACGTTCCGGTTTCCCATCACAATAGTATGAGAATTGACACTGGTAACGCCGCATTCTCCCGTTTAGCCGTCTTCCTTGGCGTACTACCTCACATACCGTTGTGGGATAGTTAGGATGATTGACGCGGTTGGTTATAACTACACCTACCGCAAGCATCCCGTAAGTACCTTGATTTCGTGCTTCAAAATACATAGCTTCTGCCATGCATTGTAAGGGAGTAGCCAAGGCTCTAATCGGAAAGAGGAGAATGATTAGAGCTAAAAGGACTCTCATAATTACATAATGTTAGATCGTGATAACTTTGTTTCGACATCTGAACGAAAGGCAGGGTCTTTTCTATAACGATCATCGTTCATATCGGTTAGTAATTCCGAAACAGAGCGATAAGCATTACCTTGCGTCGATGCATTAGCTCCTTCAAGAGATGCATTAGGTTCAAATGAACCGTTAGATTGAAATCGTGCTTGAAGTCCTTTAACAGCTAAAATCATCTGATCTTTCTGTCCAGACGTAACTGCATCGTTAAACGTGGAGATTTCCGAAGGTTCTAAGGTATCTTGTGCCCAAGAAATCATTGAGTCATACGTTTCTTTACCACCCACCGAAGTGTATATGGCACTGGTAGTTGCGTCTGCCAATGCCGCTTGACCTTCGATATATTGGTTAACCAATGCTTTCGGAATTCCAGCATCTTCCAGTGATTTATAGGAATCTGTTGATAGCTCTCCGTTAGAATCGTATTCCGCTTGTAAGTCATCAAAGTCTAATCCAGCTTTTTGGATTATCTCTTCAGCTTCATCTTGAGGTGAACTCTCTGTTTCCTCGTTAGTCCCTTTTGCTTTCTCAAGCTCTGTATAGGACTTCAATAAAGCATCGACGTTGACCTCACCACTTTCAGCGTTCCAGAATTTCGCTGGTACGCCTTCAGGTGGGCTGGACGAACTAGGTTCAGAGTCCGAAGACTCTTGAGGTGCTTCGTCGGTCAACCCCATTTCACGAGCCTCTTCCTCAAGGGAAGGTCCAGTATTTTCGGTACTGGTATCTATTGTAACTCTATCAACCATTATTCAGTAGGTGCTCCTTGTTCCGCTACAGTATCGGCTGCTACTTTTGCTGCTGGTGCAACCGCTGGTTTAGCCATATCCATCATCATGGCTTGTTGTTGTTGTTGTTGAAGGGCTTGTTCTTCTTGTTGCATTTGTTCAGGAGATTTAACCAAACCATCCATATCAATACCAAGAGATACACCACCTCGTTTAATTAGATCATCGATGTTTATTCGCTTGAAACCTTCTTCACCAAGAGGCATCACCACTTGTTGAATAAAGACTTGTATTTTCGTTAGATCGTGTCCTCGTCCCAACGCTTCTAGCCCTGTGGTTATTTGAGGTTCAACCACTCCTTTAGGGAGTTTAGGAAGTTTTTTGGAACGTTCCATTCGGTCTTCGACCCGTTGCACTAAAGGTAATTGTAACTCTTGAGAGAAAACCGCAAAGTTTCCTCCAAGTGCATCCTCTAGCTCTTGGGCCATTCGTCTTATTTCTTCAGCCGTTACTCTTTCTGCTTGCCTTTGAATCGCAGTATTGAGAAGGAACGCGAAAGAGAGTCGCGTATTGACTTCAGAAAGAACCCGTTCTGCCGTAGCCATATCAGCTTGCTTATGAATTTGGAGAACAGAAACATCACCATCTTGACCAGTGACAACATCAAGGTTTTCACTCTCTGCCAAATCTTTTTCATCAGTAACTCCGTTTGGGGAAACAAGAAAGAGAACTTTAGCGGCGGCTGCTGCGCTTTCGACGATGGCGCGAGACAATCCTTCAGAAGTAATGAGATCACCTTTGTGTTCCTCCGCGTATGAACGCCCCCAATCCTCCCCGTCAATTCCGGTCCAGCGTAAGGCTAGAACTGGAGGTCTGGTAACGTCCCATTTTCCTTCAGAGCCAGGAATTAATATTCCTCTTATTTCCTGATACCCAATAATATGTTTGCCTTGCCTCACGTACTTCGTGAAAACTTCACAAATATCAGGGCCTTTAGAATTAGAATCCGAAGGAAGTGTTTGCGCGTAGGACTTCTCTGGAAGTAAAGCAAGAAGTTCTTCAGGTAGCGCATCTTTATGGATTTCCTCTTTAATGAGTATCTCCACAAATTCTCCCCCCGGAGAGCGTTTAATAACGTACTGATCCATTTGGAAAATACGCATCCCTATTTTTTTCGGGAAGGTAAGTAGCACGTTTCCACAAACGATCAACTGCTTGAACGCTTCGTTCAGCTTTGGTCGCAAACCGGAAGTTTCAATTTCGGTCTGAACCGCTCGTTCACGGGTATTTAACGCTTCTTCGATTTGAGATCGGGCTGTAGGGTCTTGAGCTAGTTCTTCTAACGTGTAGTCATCAACTGAGTAACGGAAGAATGGCGTGTTCGGAGGGAATAATGATAGCATTAACTTTGCCGCTAAATTATTCACCCCTCTCGCCCCGATACCTTGGTATGGGGTGTATAGGACCGTATGCCGTCCATGTTCCGACTCTGGCATTAAGGCTGGTATTGTTAATCGAGCACACTCCCGTGCTCGTTTTAAATACGGGTCACGGTCAGTAGCAAGTTTATCGTAACGTTGCTTGCAAGTCTGAGCCATATGAAATCACCTTACGTGGGTATAGAGAGTCCGGTAGTCGGAGCGGAACTGTTAATAGCAAGCGCATTAGTTCGATACTTCTTCGTACCTTTTTTCTTCGCTTTTTGGGTATCAGATGTTTTCTTAATTGTCTCAGGAGCCTCTTGCTCAAGAACTGGAGGGGGTGCAGGGGGTTCTGGAACTGGCTGTGGGGCTGGGGCTGGTGCCGCTCGACTCATACACATGAGGATTATCCTATTAAATTATCTTGTTGACTTTCATAGAGTTGCTTGAGTTTTCTAACAACACTGACTTGACCAATCTTAATATAAATGTCTTCTTGAGAAGTTCCTTTATTTGGGCAAGTATCTGGAAATAGTGTCTCTAAATACTCAAGTAATTCTGCGTTAACTTGAGGTAATGGGAGAGATTTTTTCTTCATCATTATTGTCCAGTAAGGGGCCTTATTTAAAAGTTGTGTAAAAACAAGGGCTTACAAAAAGATGAATACGTGCGTATTTACCTCTTTGTAGCCCCATGTCTTTATTTAAAAAGGGATTTTTTATACTCCGCAGCTACCCCCGTGTCCGGTAATATCGCATACATCATGCGTTTCAACGTGTTCCTCAAACTCTTCACCAAGTTTAGAAACAGCCTCACCGTATGGGACACTAACCAAAGGCTGACCACCACGAGAGCCATCAGGATAACAAGTGAAACCCCGAAGCCTATGAGCATACTTTGCAAGGGTATGAGCAAAATCTGTAACGCCATCTTCGTTATTCTCCTTCGTGCCCCATGCTGGAAGGTTAATGGTCGAAGAAATAGCCATATCTACATAGTCTTGAACATCTGCTTGGAAGGCTATTCGCCGCTCGTAATCAGATGCTAGGTCGATAGAACTTTCAATGGACTCCGGTTTAACACCATAGAGGTCGATCAGTTCTTGAGCGGCAGCATCAATTACGTATTGGTAGTGCCATCGTGTTCCTGATTTAAGGTAACGCCGTCTATAAGCGACTGCGTAAACTGGCTCAATTCCCGTAGAGGTTCCTGCAAGGATGCCAATGGAACCTGTAGGTGCGACGGCGCGGTTGGCGATAGGGCGGCTAATTGAGAGTGTATCTGCAAAACAAGCTGACGTATGGTCACTAACGTGCTTATATACTTTGAGCCATCTATGGAGTTCTGGTGAGACATGATATTTTTCTCCATGTTTTATTAGCATCTCATGGACACCCATCATCCCAAGTCCAAGCCTCCGGTTTTTCATACGGGTTTGCTCGACTTTAGGGTACGGCAATTCAGCTTTCATGGTTCCACAAAGCAGAAACTTTGTTGCCAACTCAGTGATCTCTTTGAGTTCATTGAGGTCAGAGATTCGTCCAAAGTTTAAACTACCTAAGTTACAAACATCAGAGTCATCAGATGAGGTCACTTCGGTACAAGCATTGCGAAGAGTTTCACCTTCCTTCTCAAAGAAGTTAAAACTAAATCCTGGTTCCGCTGATGATAAAGCCTGTTTGACATTGGTAAGAAAAGTTGAACCAACTTTACCTGTATTCCAATATTTAAGTAACCAATCTGTGTCGTAATTAACAGAGATGTTTGTCATATCCATAGGGGCTGGAAAGTTGAAATCTTGTATCTTTACATCTGCTAACGTTAACCCACTTGTTCCCACCTTTTGTGTATGCCAATCCTTACATGAGAGAAACTCTTGTATATCCCCATGTTTCCAGTTGAGGCTGGCGTAGATAGCAGATCGACGGGAACCCCCCTGCATCACCCGTCTACCAATCTCGTTTATCATTTGCATCTTGGGGATAGGCCCAGAGGATAAACCTCCGGTCCCACCCAATGTCTGACCAGCAGGGCGATACACAGAGTAATCAACCCCGATACCACCGCCTGTCATTAATGCACTTTCAGATTTCCATGAGAGGTTTGCCCAATCTTCACGAGTATCTTCTTCTGCTTTAAGTAAATAGCAGTTATTGTAAAAGGAACGCTGTCTCCCGGCATAGTATAAGTATCTTCCACCGGGAATAAATTTTAGGTCGGTGACATAATGTATGAGTGTTTCAATTTCATCGTTGCTTAAATAGGGGGTGCACACTTCCGTTATTAATACACGAGATAGATCAGCCCATGTTTCACAACCCGTGTGTGCGTACTTATAGTTAAAGATGTCCTCGCTAAATTGAGAGCGGAACATAGGATTCCTGTTGGATCGAAACATAAACGTTCCTTAAACCAGATCAATGAGATTAGGAGCTTTGTAATTAGGGCCTTTGAGAACCTTTCCATCTTCACGATAGATAGGCTTCCCATCTTCCCCAAGTTTACTCATGTTAGATGAGTGAACGCGATTGAATGCTGCTTGAAGATTGCACCCAAATGTGACGGCATTACCACTGATAATGTACTGTATATCGGCTAATTCTTTTAAATGTCGAGCTTGAGTTTCAAGATGAGGTCTTCCATGCCGCAGAACTTCTACAGCCATAACATCAAGCTCGTGATTATACTCATTTACTTCTTCAAGAAGAAGGTTCTTCCGAAGCTCAAGTAATTCCACGGTGTATTGGGCATCAATAGGGAGGCCCATAGCTGAATGAAATTGTGAGACATGAGTTTCACGATTAACTTTCATCATGTGTCACTCATAACGATTCGGTCAATTTCTCGCTCTGCAAACCATATAATTTTATTAAGGTCATACAGTGCATCAGAACCTTGTTTTTCCCCAAGGCGATAACAAGCCTTGAATATATTACCTCTCGAAAAGTTCATGTTCTTGTACTCAATAAGGTCCATCAATTCGTATGCTTGTTCAGGCAACTCATAATAACTCGTTGCTAATCCATCTGATTCTATTTGGGTGTCCATAAAGCAACCTGTCCTTTACCAAGGTAATCACTACAGCGTAAGATTTTAGATAAACGTGCTTGAAGTAAGGCATCTTGTTCAGTTAACCCTGCTTTCTCAAACAGAGCTAATACGTCAGCCCACTCCGTAACACCTTCAGCTTTCTTCGGCCCAATACCCGGACATCCCTTGTACCCATCTGTCGGATCACCACAGAGCGTTTGGAACATATGGAAGTTATCCCCTTGTTCCTCTGTGATGGTTATGATTTCGTCATCTACAAGGTGTTTTCCTGGTATCTGCTTTAGGTCTTTATCAGGTGACCAAATAATTGTGTTATCTAATTGAGTCTGAAGGATGCCAAGAACATCATCAGCTTCACAGTTTACTTCAGTACGTGAAGTATGTTTTTCCTCGACGTACTTTCGTAAGGCTTTATAGATAATAGGTTTACGAACACTTTTACGATGCGCTTTGTAACCAGACCATAACGCCTTACGCCAGTTACCTTTATCGGAAAAAGCGAAGATTAAATCATCAGTGTTCGCTTGCTCTCTTAAATCATCAACCATTAATTGAAGTTGAGAAGTAGCGTCTTCCATTGTTGCATGAAGAGTAAAGGTATCATCGGCCCACTCAATAACGTGTTCAACAACGGATGCTACTTGATAGCAGACGATATCAGCGTCAATTAACAGGGTGGGGGAATTCATGTACAATCCCTTTATGAGTTTTAGAAAACTGTATGACCATATCCGAAGACATGGCGTGTAGTACGGCAATGAGAGCATCTCGTATGTCTTTATTGTTCTCATCCAAGTCAGCAGCTACGGAAGCCACAAGTGTTAAGCTATGAAAGGGAGTCCATATCCCCATATTAGCCAACAGATCGTCCATCTCTTCGGACATTAATGTGTTTCCTTCCAAGTGTTACCGATTTTATATTCGCCAGTTAACTCTACGCGGCATTTAAAATGTTTCCCGGCTAGTCTAATTGCTTGAACGGCGATTTCTCCCACTCGTCTAGCTCTTTCAGTACAGACTTCCAACTGAATCTCGTCATGTATCCACGCCACTTGTTTGACACCCAAGCAATCAGGTTCTTTATTGAGTAACCCCCAAAACTCCACCATCCACTGCTTACATAATAACCCCCCTGCGCTTTGTAAGAGTGTATTGAGTGCTGAATGGTGAGAGCGGCAGTACAACCGTCTACGGTCCAATCCAACCAAGTATCCGTTCTTCTCTGTAGAAACTCGTACACCTTCAATGAGCCTCTTGAGCGCAGGAGTTTTAGCGAGAAAGCGAGATTTAAGACGAGCACCCTCACGCGGAGATTTAAGGCCAAGGTCCAAGGCAATCTTTGGGGGTCCAGCCCCGTATAAAAACATATAGATGAATTTTTTAGCAGCGGCTCTATCTGGTAATCCAGCGGCATCTTGATTAGCCGTGTGGATGTCTCCATTAACAACCTCCTTTGCGTAAGCACCTTTGTCATACTTAGCCATATAATGACCAAGCATCCGTAACTCTAAGCCAGAAACATCCACCCCAACTAAGGAATGTCCTTTTGGAACATGAAATAAATCACGGCACTCTGCCCCGAAGGGTACACCGACGCTAGGCACTTGGCCGATATTGGGAGAACTATGCGTAGCGCGGCCAGTGATAGCACCATTGGTATTAACGTTACCGTGAATACGTCCCGTGTTTGGATTGATGGACCTTAACCAAGCGTTATCCCCTTCTGCTAACTGCCCAATCCTTTTCTGGATCAGGAAGTATTCCGCTAATCGTTTAGCTTCAGGGTATGGGAGTTTGGCTAAAACCGATTCATCAATCTTAGGTTTCCCATTCGGAGTAAACTCCTTTGGTTTCCATTTATATAAGGCAATAAGTCGGTCAGCTATATGGTCACGGCTACCTGGATTAAACACCATATGTTTCACTGGGGAATATGAACATCCCTCAGTTCGCGTTGGCTTCAAAGGGTCTTTATAGTTTAACGTTTTAGTGGGGGTTTTTATATCCCCATGTGAAGCAAACCAAGGTTCAAATACATTTTGTAATTCCTCACTTAAATCCTCACGTTTCTTTACAAGCGCAGCATATAATTTTACAGCTTTAGCTTCATCGAAGAGAAAGCCGTTACGTTCTTGTTGAGCGATAATCCAAGCTACCTGATGCTCTAGTTTAAGCGCAGAACTTGGATAGTCCTTACTAATAATGAGATCGAATAACTTTCGAGTAACAACAACGTCTTGTATACAGTAGGTCTGCATATCTTCATTCCATGTAGACCAAGTAAATTTTAGTAACCCCTCATCCCATTCTTGGCGATCAGGGCTACTAGCTATGGGACGTTCACCGTGAATTTCTATCCACCATTCTCGACGAGCGGCTTGGTAGTCTCCTTTATGTTCACCTAAACGGTGACCCCACGCCTCTAAAGCATGGCTACCAATCCGCTTGCCAGGAATATTAAGTGTACCCTTATCAATCTTTGCAAAGTCAATATTAGTTAGGTTTGTCCAGATCAAACGGCTGGCAACCAACGTATCAAATACTTTACCTTCATCGACTTTAAAATGAGGGTACACTTTTTGAATTAGAGGAATGTCAAACTTAATGATGTTATGACCAACAATTTGTTTAGCCTTCATCAGTAACTTTAGACCTTCCTCAATATCGTTATCGTTAGCACTAAAGGATATGATATCGCCCGTATGTACTTCTTGGAGAACGAGAGAATGAATACACGTAGCGGTATCTAATAACCCATCAGATTCTAAGTCGAAGATGTAACTTTGCATCTAACCTCCTTAACCAACGTCTAAGCGTAATCTCCCATCAAAATCGTAACCAGATTGTCTGAGAAACGATTCAAACGTTCTGATGACTTCATATAAGTTGGTAGGATTATCCATGCCTTGTTCCACATGAATAAACGAATTCTCGTTGTTTCGCGTGGACCGGAATTCAATATCAACAATTTCCAGTTCGGGCTTGGTAATCATTCTTATTTACCCAAGCTATAACGGGTGTAACGTTGTCCGGTAGTAGGGTGATAGCGGAGATGTCCTACAAGGTTATGCCCTTGTTCGCGCAAGTCAGTTAAACGGCGGTGGAAGGACTGAACGCCGTAATCAATGTAAGCCTCACGCTGTGAGATACTTCCGGTACGTTCGATGTGGTTGAGAATTCTTTGAGTCTGGGTCATGCCAGTGCTCCTTTTCCATCCTGAATGTTCAAGTGATGCAGCAAGTTTGGTATATTTTTCAGCAAGATCGTTTACCCATGAGGAATTGTTTTCCACTGCACGGCGGCACCATTCCTCTGCGAGATAAAAGATTCCACTGCTATCAGTAAGTTTGAGTGTCATCTTCTTCATCATCGAAGAAACCTGACTCTTCTGCTAATCGTCCCGTGTCTTTATCCCATCGTAAATCACAGGCTTCACCTGTTTCTCCGGTGAACCTGTTTTTCAAGACACGTATTGTGGTGCGATCCTTATTATCAGGGTCTTGCTGGTTGCGTTCCATGCCTAGTACAAGGTCAGACAGTTGAGCAATTCCAGCCGATCCCCTAAGTTGAGCCAAGGTAACCTTTGCTCCTTCCTCATGTCCTTTACCTTCGGGACGCTTGAGGTGTGATACAAGGATCAATCCGATCCCTGTCTCCTCTACTAAGGATCGTAACTTCGTCATAGTAACGTCAATGGCTCGTCGCTCATCACCAATAGTTTCATCACCGGAAACTACAATCGAAAGGTGATCTAGGATAACCCACTTAACACCTAAACCAGTGGCAAGGTAGCGCACATGGTCAATCAAGCGTTCTGAATGTAGTGAGCCAAAGTGGTCGTAAAGATAACAGTTATCTTCTGTTATTATATTATTAAAGCCAACCTGAAGAACCTTCTCATCCACCCCATCCATATCAATAGATAGACGGCGGTTTAACTCTAGTCCTACAAGAGCTTTTAAGGTTATACGAACTGATTCCTCTAAGGCAATGTAGCCAATCTTTTCACCTTTACTTAAAAGGTAATGGGCAATTTCTCTACAAGCCGTAGACTTTCCAATTCCGCTCCCTGCACAGAAGGTAACAATTTCTCTAGGCCGAAATCCACGGGTAACTTTTGTCAAGCCTTCCCACGGGTATTCAACAGCCCCTTCATTGTCTAAAGCAAGTAACTCTTTAAACATATCACGGGCATTCACAATGCCGTCTGGCCTCCATTCCTTTGCACCCCAAATAGCATCTATTACTTCGCTTCCACGCCCAGCTTGGTGCATATCTGATGCGTCTTTTAAAGGAAGGTGAGCGATATATGCTTTTCCAGGAGGAAGTGCAGACACGCATTCATCCACAGCCGCTTTTCCGGGGGCATCATTATCGAACATGAATACCACTTTCTCAAAGCGGTTAAGCCATTTCAGACTTTTCTTAATAGACTTAGATGCAGCCTTGGAACCATTAGGTACGGAAACCACAGGCCACTTATTACCTTGAAGATGGCTCACAGTAAGAGCGTCAAGTTCCCCTTCTGTAATGACAACCATCTTACCGCCATCTCGCCAAAGCCATTGTCCATACAGTCCAATGTCTCTAGTCTCCCCTAAGAACAAAAAATCCTTATTGGGATACCGCACTTTTTGAGCAACTTTGTTACGGTTCTCATCAAAGTAGTTAGCGATCTGAACGGTCTTACCGTTGTGTCGAGCTATTTGATAGCCCCACTTTTTGCAAGTTGCCTCACTTATTTTTCGTTTCTGAAGGGCTTTAAACTCTGTCCCTTCCGTGAGTAAACCTTTTTGCTTTTTACTGTTTGAGGTTGAAATATTTTGTGCGATAGCGTCGAAGCTATCGGGTTCCGACGTTTGGGCTTGCCCCATGTTTTCGCCTTTTTCATAATATCCACATCCAAAGCAGTGACCATGCCCATCATCGTACCGCCCAAGATTATCCTTGGAGCCGCACTTAGGGCATGGTTCGTGTCTTAAAAACTCACTCTCTCTTTCAACCACTGTACGGGTATCTCCTTATCGGCATACTGAAATCCCTTCAGTTCGCACCATCTTGCGTAGGTAGTGCGTGAAGTTTTCGATATGCGTTGACGGGAATTGGAGAACACGAAACGTATGTCTAGTTCAGGGTGTTGGTCTTTAATGAGAAGTTGCTTTTGTCGATCAGCCGTTAAGAACCGTCCCTTTGCCTCAATGATAATACCATTAGGTAAAATGAAATCCGGTGTATATTTAGAAACTCTTGCTGGTCGAAGGTATTCAATTTTCTCTGACTCATAAGAGAAGTCTATCCCAAGAGCCGCTAGGTTCTCAGCAATAGACCTCTCTAAACCCGATCTAAATGAATATGCCTCAGTAGTCTTCTTCGTCGTTTTCGCTCGATTCCGTTGCATTGGTTTCCTCAAAAGGCATATCTTCCTTGACCTCATCAGAGGTGTAGCCTTCTGTTTCACCAAAACCGAAGTTGGAACCGTTCCCACCACCGTTTCCAGTGACAAGCTCAGTAATCTGAACAGCGAGAGGCTGAAGGGATACACCCTTCTTACCCCCTGCATTCCAACCATAAACTTCTGCCGCAACAGACATGATGGTTCCACCCCAAGGGTTAGTACCATCCGAAATGGGTTTATTTTTCGCATCGAACATACGAGGACGGCGATCCCATATTGTGCCATCCTTTTTCGCTTTGTTCTTTACCCGAAACTTAAAGATAACATTCCCGGTTTCGTTGCCGTCATCATCTTCTTCAACCTTCCACATTGTATTTTCTTTTTTAGAGGGGGCTTTACCCATGTGGCTTTTGAAGTGTTCAGACAAGTTAGCCATAAACTTCTTTGCTTCCTCAATAGGAATGCGAAGATCAGCTTTATACATCCCTAGATCATCAAATTTACAATCTGGGCGCGAAAGGGCTGGAAAAACAGCAGCCCCTTTCGGGGAAACAACAGTTATCTTTTTAGCCATAGTGGTTGTGCTCCTCTTTGGCTGTTTTCTCTAGTATGTAGCCTTCACCCATAAGGTGAACCGCAATGTCCAACGGCATAGGCTCTTCGAGTAAGTCAGCATGGAATGCCGACTCAATTAGTTTTGGGCTTAGTTGCATTCGCCTTCTTTCGTGTAGGTAAGATAGCTTTTTGACCAGAAGATTTTCCTGGTTCCACTGAAGGTTTTTCTGTGGTTCCACATTTCTGGCAGTTGTCTTGAAATGTCACGGCGTAGAATGTAACCCCACAGGAGTTGCACCGTGATCTGCGTAATGTCATTTAGTTGTGCCTCTGCGTTTACGGACAGTTTCAACTGCCGTCTTGTGATCGTCACAGACATCAATCGTTATCCAACGCCGCTCACCGTTAACATCAGCAAGGGCAACAATTTCAAACTTCTTATCGTATGCACGTTTAGAGAAGTGCACGGTGTTTGGGATATACGACATAGTATTAGCTACCTTTCGGTAATGATTAGGAGAAAAAATAGTCAGATTCTAAAACCCCAGTAAGGTCTAGAGTTCCCATCGAAGGTTTTTCAGGAATATCTCCATGATGTTCGCTTTTTATGTAAGGGGCATTATCAAGCCAGAAGTCCTCTAAGACATCATTGGTTTCATACATCTCAACGAACGCTTCCCTAATTATTCGATTGAACTGGGGAATATCCGTACAGTGAACCCCGAAAGAATCATGTACGGCAGCAAAATACTGTAAACCCTCATCATGTGCCTTGGATATCGTTAATTGCATATGACAGGCATCTAACGAGTGCACAAAGGATGGAGGTACACAGTTAGCCATCAACCGTGGGTCTAACTCGTCTTTCTCCACGGTTAACCTTGGCTTCCATAACGAGCCGTCTAGAATAGTCTTAACTCGTTTTGATCCAAGTTTGAATTTACGTTGGCGTACCGGAAAACCTACCGGAGTTGTCCATCGTATATATTGTTCAACAGGAGCCGACTTAGCTACTGCCTTTGTTACCGCTGATAACCAATACATAGCGTTAATAGCTGATGGTACAGTATCAGCAATAGCCGCCCATAATCTAGTTGAACCATATGTTATAAAGGGGGAAAGTTTTCCATGCCAAGGCAGGGGTTCGCCCTTTTTTAACCGTTTATGAACAGCCTCTTCCACATACGTCATACAAGCATGAAAGGTTCCTTTATAGGGAACTATCATTACCGGACGTTTAGCAATAGAGCGATCTAAAGTAAAATCGACCCATGCCTGTTTAAGTTCACTAGTAGTATCACTCATGTCCTGATTGATACGAACCTCTGCTCGTGAGGCAGTATCCTGATAAACATCCTGACGAGTGGTATTCGGTGTCATATTTACGGAGTGTCCACATATTTCATCCCGTAGCATTGCGCTAAAATGCTGCAAACCAGAACAGGTTGCATCGACATCAACATGAATATGTGAAACCATGTTATAACCCATCTTGATAAACGTATGCCACTCAAAACAGAACGACAGGAATTGGGCAGGGCTATCGGCTTCTGTCCAACGTAAATCCTTCTTTGGGTCACAGGCACATTGGATAATCATATCTTCGTTTTCGACTACCCAATCAACACGTTCTTGTAGAGTACCTTTATCAAAGCCCCATGAGTTAGCCCCGTGAAAGGCTAACCAACACGCATCCTGTTCATTCACTATCGGTTTACCATCAGCAAATTCTAATAGAGCTTTAGCAAAGTCAGGACCTTGAGGATTTAACAAAGCAGGTTTTGGGTATGCTCGTGATCTACTATCAAGATCGTGGGGCATATAAAACCGCTCATGTACCTTATACTCATTTGCAAGATGAAAAATCCTGGCGGCTTGGATACGCTTACCAGTATTCCTTCTGTTTTCTTCGTGAACGAGATAACAATCCCTCCGATACTGCTTAGATAATTCCGAAGTGAAATCATCAGGAGCCAGTGCATTAGGACGTTGTGGAACTTCTTTAGGATTTAATGAGGGAAGTCCAGCAAGTTCTTCATCACGTTGAAAAACGTAAAGCAATACATCCAATACTTTTGTATTAATACGCCACGGTGTCCTTTGAAGGGCATTAATTGCCTTGAACACATGAGGCATATCCTCTGGTTTCAAATTGTTTCGATAATCTGAAGTTGACCCCTTAACTAAGGGATACGCTGAGAGATTAGATGTAAGGTAACCACCTCTATTGGTATTCTTCTCTGACCAATCCCGTGGAGGAACCACCATAATCGGGTAGGTTGTGAACAGGGCTTCCGTTGCGGCTACCCTCTTCTCAACAAAATCTAACAACGAGAGTTGAGGCTCGACTATCATAGCGTGATGACGGCCTCGTTTAACACTGACAAAATCAATGTCACCAGTTACAGCCTTAAAGATTTCAGCAAGGCGAGTACCCACAAGGACCATTTCCTCTTTAGACCAAACCGCCCAATCGATCTCTAGATTGTTAAACTGTTTACGGATAAGCTCCTTCCGTTTGTAACGAGGTAGTTCCCTGCTAGCAAAATCAGTAATGAGTTTACGAGCTAGGGAACGCCAATGTTTCTGGAAGTATCTTATTCGCAATTCGTCGTGGATAAGACCAGCCCCATATATAGCTAATCCAGTAAGTGTGGCGTAACTACCACGAGCATGAATAGGGACTCTATTAAAAATAGCTTTAGCAAAAAGAAAAGCCACTACCTCCGGTTCAATATCCTTTAACAGTTTAGCCGCTACACTTCGACGGCCAGCCTTTCCAGATAAAGCACTAGAGATAAACTCAGAGATACCCTCTGAGTAACTCTTGAGGTAATTAGAGATTAGATAAGAACCAGTAGAGGTATCACTATAGGTTCCTTTAGTATGATGCTTATGGTGTTCTCTGTGGAATTTACGGATAGTTTCACCACGAGCATTTTCTTCAAGTTTAACTTGTAGTTCTCTGAGATTATCGATCATCAGTTATCCTCTAAACGTTGTGATTACGTTTATAGTGCAGTATGGGTCCCTAATGGTGCCCACCTCTATCGTATTTGCTAGTAAGTTTCGGCATTACTTAGTAGCATAACGCTTATTGTATTCTGCTTGGCAACGCTTGCTTATCTCACCAAGGATGCTGTCTCTCTCCTCATGCAGCTTAAGGACGTAGGTATCAGTCACTGGCTTGTCCTTATGAAGGGCTAGGGTTTCTTTGATATCCCTCATCGCATAACTAAGCTGGGCATCTGTATAATTAGAATGTGTCATCTCTATCTTCTTCCACTATAAATTGCACATTAAATATCCCTTCTGTATCCTTACCATATTGTGCATATATGGAGTTTTTTTCTATAAACTCGACTAAGAGTTTCTCTATTTTAGATCGTGGATATATTTTGTATTCAGTCATTATCTTTCTCTTTTTGTTTTAACCTACCATTATCAGCTAGGAGTCCCGAAATACCATTTATGAGTAGCACCCCTAGGGTTTTTTACAAAGGATATCTCATCCCCCCAACAAGGTTTAAGGTAGTTACAATACCTACAGTTCAAAGCTATAGTGTAGTTACCAGTTATCTTATTTCTAAACTTTTCTGGTACTTTCTTAAATTGCCTTTTAAAAGGGGCATCATCTACAAGAGCCTTTATATTACGTTTAGCTTTATTAA